TCTGGATTTCACATCATTTCTGATTTCCGAGAATATCTTGAAAAACAACTCGAAACAAATCCACCCAAACCACACAACATCCCTGAAGGAAGCAGTGATTCACCAGTTCATTCACAAGACGCTATCAATTCATGTATAAATGGATTATGCGACGAGTCGGTTGTACTAACGTTCCATTATAACGCAGATATTAAACACAATCCAGGTGCTGCGGCTGCTGATGATAAAATACCAAAAGCAAAACAAAAAGAATACAAAAAACTACAAGCATTCCAAAAAAAACCATTTTTGAAAAACTGGCGCAGTATATTAAGTGATGATTATGTCGATCCCACAAACAAAATGATAATTAGTGTAAATGGTGTTGACTACTCATCTATTACAGAATTTGTAAAATCTAAAAAACCTGACAAAGGCACTTATCAAGATGCATTATTATCCAAATTCCGCGATAATAATGAAAGTAATGAACTTTATTTCAAAGAAATCTTACTCGCTACAAACAATGCAATGTTGCTACACCGTGTTGATAGAAATAAACCTGTATTTGCCAAAGATCTAATGTTACTTAGAAATCAACTAAAAGGTGCCATTATGTCGTAACCTATTATGTTCTATTTCTTCCATCACTACATAAGCCATCGCCCCCACATATGTTACACTCATACACGAAATCACAAATACTACTAATAAAAACATAATACTTAATGCATAATATTATTTTTAAATATTATGTATGAACGAATTAAAACCCACCTCCCTAAAATTGAAAATCTATATACACTATCATGTGTATCTTAGAAAACTACATGGGGGTTCGATTTTTAAAATATATAATCGAAAATCACTGCAAAAATGCTTATAGTACGTTATCACTATTCTCGTTAGCTAACCAAACCGTTATTGTAGATACTAACATTTATATGTATAAATACAAATCCACAAATTCATTAGTAAGGGGGTTTGAGAACATGTTAAACAAATTCGTTATGTATAATATCACCCCCATATTTGTTTTCGATGGCTTACCACAACACGATAAACAAACCACCATTGACATTCGAAAACAAAAACGTGATTCTTCATTAGAGTTAGTCAAAACCTTGAAACAACGAATTGATAACACCACACAGAAAGCACATCTAAAAACGTTAAAAAAAAAACTTAAACACCACGAAATGTCTTCTACAAAACTCTACTCCCAGGACTTTGTTTCTATCAAAACACTCATTTTTGCTTACGGTTTTGATATTATTCAAGCACAACACGAAGCTGATGATATTTGCGCAATACATAATATCAATGGCAACTCATTTGCTGTCATCACAGAAGATACTGATCTACTTATTTACGGGTCAAAATTCGTTATTTTTAACATCGATTTCTACAGTGATATATTCAATATTGTTCACACTGATACTCTACTAAAAACACTCAATATAGAATCTTTGTACGATTTTCAACAAATTTGTATATTATCAGGTACTGACTATAATAAAGCCTACACTATTCATTTTGCGCTTTGTATGTATTATTTTTATATACAAACAAAACCAATATTCTCTTCCTTCTTACACTGGTCCTATAACAATAACATTATTTCCAAAAAACAATATTTCTCTTTCAAAAATATTCATAATAAATATATTCTTAACTAAAGCACACCTTCTAATTCGCGGGAGCAGCCACAACCGCTTTGGGAAAGTGCTTGCTTAGATATTTTTGAAGATTGAAGTAGGTGAGATCATCGCTTGTTGGTACTTGAAGAAGACCACGAAGCTTGGCGTCAGGGTTGATTTTTCTTCCGTTCGACGAATCTTGAAGGTCGTTCGCGCGAATGTATTTGTTGATTTCACGTGTAACTTCGGTTCTCGCCATTTCCGAACCTTCAGGCTTTCCAAGGAAATTAGCAAGTTCAGTGCTGATCTTAGTTGGTTTTACAAAACCACTTGGTTGTCTGGGTTTAGCATTAGCCGATTTCTTTTTTTTATCAGTAGCTTTCGACGCGATACGAAGTTCACGCATGTATTTCTTTTCTAAAGCCTTGAAGTCTTGTTTTACAGCTGTGAAAGTGGCTGTTAGTGTTTGAAGCTTTTGCAGAAGATCCGCAAACGCTTTACCTACATCGTCTTCAACTACATTTTCAACAACAACTTCTTCTACTTTAGCTACTTCTACTTTTACTGGCTCAGCTACTGGTTCCACTGGAACTGGGGCAGCCTTGCTAGCTTTTTTCTTGGGAGCTGGTTTATCGGTTTGTGTGGGTGGAGTTACGAGTTTCTTTTGAGCAGGCATTATACTTATTCAGCACTAATACTTTTTAAGTACTTTATTAGCCTTTATTATATCTTTTGTATTTACGTTATAAAAAGATTTATACAACCAAGGCAATGCCTCTGCCGCATTATTATTTACTAATGTTATAGCCCCTAATACATAAAATGCACCCAGTGATGCGTGTTCGTTTGCGTCACTGCTAATAAATCGTTCTATTATTCTAATCGCCTTTTGTTGCAATATTTCTATATTATCTAACATTAATCTCGACATTCTTAAGTCACTAAATGGATTCATATGTACATAAATTCTACGTTTACTTTCCTGAGACAAATTTGCTCTGTATTCCCAAATATCCGCCAATTCGAAAAAAAACTTCACTAATTTATCTTTCGATAACTCCTGTATCCAACTCGAATTGGCATAGTTACCTAGATCGTTTATTCTATAAAATACATTGTCTAATCTCGATTCTATTGTCTCTTTTACCTTTTTTTGTTTAATTCTATTCCCATATTTGAATAATCTCTTCAAATATATAATTTTTTTGAATCGCTCTCGCACATTATTATCTAATAACGTCCTTGTATACGGATTAAACGCATTCTCTTTATACTTCAACAATAGATTTTCAAACGATAATATATCGAACCCATATATTTTACCATCCTCCTCTACACCCATCAAATCATATCTATTCATTGAGGATAACGACTCCAAACTTTCAAAATCCTCTGTATTTACATACTCATCTCTTAATTCCAACAATAATTCATATTTTTTCAACTTATAATTCCTATAACTACGAATTATAACTTTCAAACTATATTTGATACGCATCGTGTTATATAACAAACTCACTAAATCCTTTTTATTATAGACACCTTTTATTTCATACTTCTTTTTCAACTGCTTCAACTCATGTAATGTCAATCTACTATTCAATACTTCATTATATTGAGACAATTTAGGAACAGTTTCTCCTCGTTTTCCTTTATATATAAGATCGTCGCATTTTACAAAATACATATTTTGCCCTTTCATAATTAATCACCGTACTATATATATAAACACAAAATGTTTATATATATTTTTCTCTCTATAATCTATAAGCCTTATGAAATTATTTGAAGATGTTTTCAATGATAATAAACTAAACAGTCTAGATATTGCTTGGATTGCAGTACTCGCATCTGCTTTCTTTATTTTATATTTGACCCCTATCAACTTTTTCTACGCAAATCTTATCATCTTACAACTCCTTTTGATTTTTTTCGTCTACAACTATAATTCATCGTATTTCAACACATTCTCTGTTACTGGTATCATTATACTTCAGATAATTTCATTAGCAAACAATATAAACGTCATCCATGATCAAACTATATTTTCATTCACTTTAAAAACAATTTTACTCCTCACTATTCTTTTCCTATCAAGCAAATCTAGCGAAGGAGCAAGAAATATTTCCAATATTTCCCTTGTAATTCTAGTTATTTGGCTCCTTTTTGATCAAAATAGTATGTCATTTAATTACCAAGATTAACAAGGGGGCGCGCCCCTGTTATTTTATCCTTCTGAAGATAGCAGGCCCATAACGAACCTAAACATCTGCGCGCATCCAAAGATCTCGCTAGGAGACCATGGTGTGCTCCAATTGCGCGAAGATCATCGCGCGTGGTGGCACTACCCCTCCCCACTTCATGAAGCTGAATGCCAATCGCGCGACATGCCCCGAGCCCGGGGGTGGTAAGTACCTGGAAAATCTCCGCAAGAAGAAGGCCGCCGAGCTCCCCGGCAGATACCGAGACACTAAACGCAAACTCGAAGACGCGCAGAACACCATCTCTAAGCTGCAGAAAGATTTGGATCACGAGCGCAGGCGCGTGCACGTCCCCGAAGACACCAATTGCCCCGTATGCTGGGAAGTCATTGTGGAGTGTGATCATGCCGATGGTGTCGGCTTCTTCACACCGAAGTGCGGTCATCTCATGTGCATCTCTTGCTACAACATCATGATCAAGCGTCACATCCGCGATGGAGGCACCTTCGAGAATATCAACACCAACTGCCCCTCATGCCGTGCGCCGTCGGTCCGTTCCGTGCAGTAGTGGTTCTTTGGTGCCGCTTGTCACCGAGCAGCAATGGGCGACGACTACTCGTATCCTCACTGCGAGACCATAAACTGGTAATTCAACCCGCACTTCGATGCGTCTTTCCACACACCAAATATTCGTAACGTGCAGATAAAATCACTATGCATACCTGATGCCAATTCCGTGTCCCCATACTTCTTTAATTGTCTCATCTTATCATATTCGCTGCGCAACGAATACACTTTACATAAATCACCTGGCAACAAATCCAATAACTCCCTTTCTATCTTCGAAATACTATCTAATAACTCCCTATTTTGAATTCTATCCACCCTCATCCTGTACGTCTCCTTTCGTCGTTGTATCTCTATATTCTTAAAAATTACATCTACATACACACCATTCATAACAAACAAATTATTTGAATATACTACTTTCATAAACTCACAACCACTTTTTAATATATTTTTTACTGGCTCGTGTAAAAATACATTTTTAATACGAAAATCCACAATGTCCGTAGTTATATACATCGAATCTAATATACTTAATATTTACTTATTTAAATATTGTATTTACATTATATTTACACTATGATATTCTACGAATCAAGTTTCACACAATATCTTGATTCCATCGATAGGATCAATATTCATAAAAAAAATATCGAGTTATATCAACTCTTTCGCAATAAACCATATCATATAATTATACATGGTCCATCAGGTATCGGTAAATACTCACAATCATTGAAATTCATTTCTATGTTCAGCAACTCCAACTTGAAATATCAAAAAAAGTTTACTTATACTAATGAAAAATCTAAATATATTTTCAAACTTAGCGATGTTCATATTGAAATAGACTTTTTAACACTAGGTTGCAATTCCAAAAATATTTGGAACGAAGTCTTCTCAAATATTTTGAACATTACCCACTCCAATCAGTATTCTATATTTTTTATTATATGCAAAAATTTTCAGTTTATTCATAATGAACTACATGAATCGTTTTACTCTTATATGCAAACTTTCATGGTAAATCATGTAAAATTATATTTTATTATCAACACCAATAACATTTCTGGTATTAATATTAATATTAGAAACGCATCTTATATACTATCCCTATCTAAACCACCTGAAAGTACCATTAAAAAATTATCGTCACATAACTCTTTAACTACAACACTCAAAGCATTAAAAATTAATACGCACATCCAAAACACCAACATACATAAATGTTTGTTTAAAATGATAATTTCTGACTACATTGATATCAATCATTTTCGAAAAATTTTATATGACATTCTTATTTATAACATTGATATAGACGAATGTATATGGTACGTTATTAGACATTTCTATAAACACCACAAAATAACAGACTTGTCAAATGAACTATGTGAAAATATTTATATTTTTTATTCGCAATTCAATAATAACTATAGACCTATTTACCATCTAGAACTATTTTTTCTTAATTTTATCATTCAACACAGATATTTACTATCACCCCCACCCCCTTCAACTGGAACATTACACCATTAAATAATATATTATTAAAAAAAACATATTATTTAAACAATACTAGATATCCCCTTTTCATTCCATTTTTATTTGATTTTCATTCCATTTTTATTTGATTTTCATTCCATTTTTATTTGATTTCATTCCATTTTTATTTGATTTTTATTTGATTTAATCCTCAGTCTTCTTCTTCTTAACCGGCTTGCGTTTCTTTACAGGCTCTTCTACGACAACCTCCTCGTGTTTACTTTCTTCTACACCGGCTACATTATCTTCCTCATCTGAATCTTGAACATTTGTTTCATCTTCCTCATCGTCCTCTTGTTTGGTCGCCTCACTCTTAAGACGATTTTGTTCAGTTTCGCTCAGGTTAATATGGCACATTCCAAGAAGGCTCGCACGAGGCTGTACAACCGCCTGCACAAGTTTCCAAGTTGTCCCAAATTTACCATTCGCAAACCAAATACCACCACACTGAATAACCGCTGCGATGTTTTGCCCTTTATCGATAAGATTCATCGGCAGAAGTCCAGGATTTTCCATACTCGGAAAGATTCGTTTCTTTTCGGTATCATAAAGCTCCATTTTGAAGGTTTGTTCATAGTACTGAAGCTTTACACGAAGTGTTGGTTTACGTGTCGTATCCGGTTCGCCGGTTTCTTGATTCTTAGGATACTTAAGCATCGGCGTCCATAGAACATCAATCTGCTCAAGTGTCATCTTCTTACCAAACCAATCTTTACAATTTTCGACTGCATCTTGTTTAATCTTATCTTCAAACTCTGATAGATTCTCAAGTAGTTTCTCCGTCTCATTGGTGAAATTAGAATCTTGTTCACGAGGAAATTGAAGCGAAAGATCATAACTCTTATTTCCACGACCCTCGAAATCATTCTCATTGATACCCCACGTTAGCATTAGCGGTGTACTGATACAAAGAGTCTTTTTATACTTATTGTTCAGAATCCCCACATTCTTACCACCCGAACTATTAATCTTAGGCTTGGTGTAGTACACATCGTCAGTCGAGAGATCGGTTCCATTGATTAGCATTTCACTCATCTTGTATGAATATCTACTGTAGCCTTTATATCATTTCAATTTTTATAATAAAAAACGCATTTAATACCTACATAATTAGGTCAAATATAGACATTAAATTAAAAATTATACTCACATTCCCTTGAAAAATACTTAAATTTTTTGTGTCAATACAATATAATATTAGTTTAAACTATTCGATGGATAATAACAAAAAATATACATGTGTATTTTGTAATTACACATGCAATAAAAGTTCTGATTTTGATAAACATCTCGAAACATTAAAACATATTCAACGCGCTTCTTCATCACAAAAACCATACAAAAACACGAACAGGGTGTATAATAATAATAATAATAATAATAATAATAATAATAAAAACACTACTACACGATTTGTATGCAACTGTGGGAAAGAATATTCTCATCGACAATCGCTCAACAAACACAAGAAGAAATGCAACAACCTCGAAGAAAAAATAGATCAAATACTCGAAACAAACAAATTTCTTTTAATGGAAAATCAACAAATTAAAAAACGCCTCGAAGAACAACCAACACAAATCAATAATTCTTTTAATCTTCACGTTTACCTTAACGAAACATGTAAAGACGCTGTTAATTTACAAGACTTTTTATCGAAAATTCAAATACAAGCCGCAGATTTAGATATTGTCAGAGATGAAGGCCTAGATTACAGTGTCACTAACATATTTCTACAAAACTTGGAGGAACTAGAAAATAATAAACGACCAATACAATGCACTGATATTAAAAGAGAAATAGTATACGTTAAAGACGAAGATGTATGGCAAAAAGACGATGAGAACAACAAAATAAAAAACTCTATTCTCGAAATGCAGAAAAAACATTTGAAAGGTATCACACAGCTAGACGAAACTTATCAAGACCCATACGTCGATCTGGTTTCAAAAGTTACTACAGATGTTAATGTCGGTGCTATCAGTAAATCTATAATGAAAAAAACTAAAATAGATAAAGGAGGCGTCTAATAGAGGGGGACCTAGAGGGGGAAACCTAGGTTCCCCCAAGCCCCCTCCTTTGTGCTAGATTTATAAGACTTTTTTTCAAGGAGGGGTAAGAGGGAACCTTTTTCAAGGAGGAGGCTTGGGGGAACCTAAGTTTCCCCCCATTCCATTTTAAAAGTGTTTGACGTATTCAAAACATCGTTGCCACATTCCTTCTGCAGGTAACACCTCGCACATACCAATACATCCACGTACGAATTATGTAAATTGTTTGGCTCACTATCAAACAGCTTCATGTAGAGTTCGCATAGTGTAGGGTATTTAGCATAAGTTGTCCCATCGGATCGCTCTTTCTTAATATCACAAAAATATTTGTATTCTTTCATTGTACAAAATGTACGCTTTTTAGGAAATAATGAAAATGTGTTATGTCGGATATTTTCAACAATCATAATTTGTTTATCAAATGATATGTTATGTCCCACAATCAAGTCAGTTTCTTTTAGATTTTCATTCAACTCAATCAATACGTCACTCATATTTACACCATCTTCTTGCGATCTTTCCCTTGTGATTCCATGCATAGATATACTCTTTTCGCTTATATCTACGCTATCATCGAGTTTTATTACACTATCAAATGTATGTACAACTTCGTTCATCTCTGTGTCAAATATAATATAACTTAATTGTATCACATATGGCCATTTTTGTGTATGGTATAGCGATATGTTTTTTCCTTCTGGTAACCCTGTAGTTTCCGTATCCAAAAACAAAATTCTCATTTACTATTGATATTACTGTTATTGTTTTTATTTTCAATTTTTTTATCACTTTAATATAATAAACATTATGAAATTATCATTTGATAACTTAATTAAACTAGCGATTATTGTTTTGCTAATGGTTCTTACTTTGTATATTCTGGAACCGTCACTTAATCCATTAACTTTTTATGAATTTAAGGGCGGCGCGGCGCCGACGACGCCGACGACGCCGACGACGCCGACGACGCCGACGACGCCACCGGGCGACGACAACATCAACACTATTGGTTACGACCTTGTTGGAGGGAAAGGAGACACAGGAGACAAAGGAGACACAGGAGACAAAGGAGACACAGGAGACAAAGGAGAGCCAGGAGACAAAGGAGAGCCAGGAGAGCCAGGACAACCAGGACCACCAGGACAACCAGGACAACCAGGACAACCAGGACAACCAGGACCACCAGGACAACCAGGACCACCAGGACAACCAGGAAAACCAGGACGACCAGGACTAACCGCACTTGAGGATCCACAGTTCTTAAGTATTGTACAAGATTTATCTGGTAGAATAAATGATATTTCCGGTTTAGATGAGGATAGTCTAACTATTATGGGAGAATTACAAACATTTTACACTGATAATTCAGGTGCACTTGATAACATTAGTCAATTAGCTAATATTACAGACATAGAAAATGAAATTGGTTCATTGGTTACTGATATTACAGACATAGAAAATAAATATACTACATTGAATAGTAAAGTAAATGAATATGAATCAGCGTTTAACGACATATCAAATAATTATTTACAAGATGTATATCCTAATGAAATCAAACAACAAATCATATCCGACTTATCACAAAATTATTTGCAAGATATAATTAATAATTTCATGTCAAATCAATCATATCAATCATATCAACCAAAACAAGGAAAATACTTTTAAATTTGATATAAGATTAACAACATGGGGAACCAATACCCCTTTTCCCTCCTTTTCAGGTAGGTAAACTCCTCATACAAACCCCAAAACGACATTATAATAACAAAAAAATTAATATTTTGTTATTATAGAGAATGAAAATTCAAAAAATACATCTTTTAGTAGTATTTTTATTATTAATTGTATTTAGTGTATATGTTCTACGACCATCTATATATCCTTTGTCATATTATGAGTATCTTGAGAATAAACTCGATGATAATCAAATTAAAAATATTGAAGATGCATTGACGTGCAACCCTAAGAAAAATAAAGTATGTGCGCAACTGAAGGGAGCGGGATCTGGAGATGCTCTTCAAGCACATTTAAATTATATGCGAGAGCTTGAAATAGAAAATGCCGAACTCCAGGAGGCCGCGATAAGTAATGATTCTGTAAATGTAAGTACAACAGAAGATACATCAGCTAAAATTGGATTACTACAAACTCAAATTAACCTTCAGGATCAAAATCTAACTAAGAGATTCAATCAAAGTATCAATAGACAAATTAGACGCGTAGACGGCAAAATAAATGCTGCGCTTGTGGCGATTGATGAATTACTTGACGAGGATGGCAATATACTCGTTGATAAAATACAGAATACCGACTTAGGTAATAAAATTAAAGAAGTTGTTGCTCAAGATCGTGGACCCGAATTATTAAAACTAAGAACCGATATAGATGAAAATATAAAAACCATAGATTCAAATAAAACCCAACAATCCAGCGCTCTAAGCACATTAAGAGAATCAATAAACAATAAAATCAACGAATATCGAAATACAAACGCCGCCGAATTATCAAACATTGGGAAAGAAATAGATGATACAAATAACAGCATACAAGCTGCAAATAGTGATATTGCATCCGTACAAGCAGAACTAGAAGGCGTTGATTTAGAACAACTCACATATTATGTAGGGAACAACATTGTAGATATTGCGGATATTTCAAGAACCATAGCAACCATCATTCCATACACCGAATTCCGTGATGATCTACGCGACACCTACAGAGAACAGTACTTACAACATTTAGAAACAGAACATTAAACACCAATCATATTTTTAGGTTATTTTAGGATGGTTTCTTTTTTGTCACCACCTTTCAGAATTTTCTAAATTTATCTCATTGTAAAAATTTGAAGTTGTAGTTTTTATTTTTAAACTTATTATGGAATTTCGAAAAGAGTGGTGACAAAAACCTAGTGTGCATAAATAAATAATATTCTTATACTTTTTTATTATTTATTTACATATAATATACAACAAATACAATGAAAATTACCTACAATCATCACTTAATTATTACACTTGTGTTGTTAGGAATAATTC